GCGTCGGTTCCGTATCAGGAAATACGCCACACTCGGTAACGATTATCGCCTTCTGGGCGGCGGCTTATTTTGTATTCAGCGGGTAGCCACCCAGAATTTTTTTGTGCTTGAACGGCGGCGGTTGCCCTAGGCGCGTCCATTTGGCTACAGGTAAATGAATCCCCTACCTCTAGGTCTGCCAGCCAAGCCCATTTAGACCCACGCGTACGCTCTAGTGCGGTAACGGGGACGTTTTTTTCGATAGGTGGTTTAAGCATTGCCGCCTCTCCTCATTGCTGAGTTAATGAACCAAGTGGCGCGAGGTGAGTCACCGCCAATATTCCAGCGGATCGGAACGTCTGACTCTACAGCGACACCGCCGTCGTAATATTTCCATGCATACACAGTGACGCGGATGGTCTCCCCTTCGGCGTCAGTAAAGGCTAGATCCCATTGATGCGAGACCTTCTCCTCTGGGTTGTAATCGATCCAGGCGGGCTTGCCGAATGTGTGAACAAGGTCCGAGTATTTTGCAGCGATATGACCTTGCAGGAATGTTCCACTGATGTCCTCGCACGTCTCAAATTTAAGCATTTTGATATCCTCAATTAGCAACATAGGAATAGGCGCAAACAATAAAAAACAGAAACATTGCCGCGCCAAGTAGGTTATGCATGGGCGTAATCTTTTATGTCCGACTCGCCGTGCAAAAATATTAGATAGTCCGCAGCTTCGTCTGCATTAACGAACTCAACCGGCTGCCCGTCATACTGGCACTCGCCTAAGTCGATATCGTAATGCCCTGACAGATACCCATCTGCATTTCCTTCAATTGGCTCGGCGGTAGAGCCTCCCCAATCAAGGTCGTCGGCTTCCACTTCCAAAATTATTTTAACCTTCATCCTTAGCCCTCCTGTCGGCGGTTTGTTCGGCTTCCATTGCTCGGCGCATAATCTCCGCGCGGGCATCCTCGGTAAGACATAAATGCTCGCCTAATCCCTGTGGATCGTATTGATTGCGTAGCCATAAGCGTGCGGTCCAAACCATGCGCCGAATCTGGCCCTGGTCTAGGTCATCAATTGACTTTGCCTGGGCATGAGTCATAGCCGCGCATAGATTGGCGGCGTCCTCCTCATAGCCTTGAATGAAGCGGCTCATATTGCTCATGACAGACCCCCCGAATACCAAACGCTAAAAACGATTAGCGCAGGGAAAAGCGAGACCAAAACGAATAAACCAATAAAGTCTGAAACATTGCTCATTGTCATTTCCTCCAATTCAGATATTGCTAGGTGGGGCCGCAATTACGCGGCCTTGTTTTCTAGTTCAATGATGCGGTCAATCCGTGCCGCGTCTGCCCTCATTAGCTCGCGGGGGGTTAGCAGACCAAGGTTATAAAGATTGTCCAGCCTGCCCTCATACCGCTCTAACCCAAATACGGTTTGCATGTTGGCGATTATCTCTAGCGCGCTTTGAATGTTGCTCTTCATGCCGCACCCCGCTCAGATCCCAGTGAATCAAGCCACTCATGTACAACTTTCTCGCCTATGATGTAGGTATACATATTTACCACGGCTTCGGGATTAGAGAAGTCGGTAAAAACCTCTCCAAAATGATCTTGCTCGTATTCTTTAATGATGTTGATACATTCAAAGACGTGATCCCCTAGCCATTGAGCGGCCTTATAGGTGCCAATGATGTAATAGTCTTGATTGAATGCCTCGTGATGCAGGTCTACAGGATCAATCTCGCTAAGGTTCGTAAAGTAATTCTCCGCGACGTAATCCGTTAAGTGGTCTTTAATTTCTGATTGCTTGTAATACATTGCTATATCCTCGTTTTGTGAGCGTTGATTAGTAAGCGAACCGCGAACCCGCGCGGCGCTCAATAAGCTTGTAAATTATGAAATCAGCGGGCGTCACATCTGCGCGCAAACACAGCTTTTCAATTGTGCGGCGGGCTTCTTGCTCGCTGTGATATGTGCGATCTGTGGTGGGCGCTGGCGTCTTGCTAGCGGTTCCAGCGTCCAGCGGTGCGATGTAGTAATACATAATTTAATCCTCGTTTGTGAGCGTTAGTAAATGTTGGGATAAGCCCCAACAATTGCGAAGGTATAGCAGCACAAATAGCTTGTCAACTAATATGTGAATTATTTTTTAGATAGCGCTGTGTTGATATTAATTTGTGTGGGTGTTGATGGCGTGCCTGGAGGGCGGTGATAGAGCCTCAGAGGAACGATATTTGCGGAGGGGTAATTGTTAGGGTTGTTGATTATTTAACCCATTGAGCCTGCTGGCAATTGCTGAGGGCAGGTTGTAGCGGTAGAGGGTGAATGTAACAGCGCTGCCGCCGTGTTAATCCCCTGTAATAGATATAGTAATAAACACAGTGCAGTGATCTATTAATTTAGCCCTGTGTCCTTAATGCAGATCTGTGGTCTTAATACTGCTCTGTGGCCTTAATGTTGTTCTGTGCATGGTTCCGTATACGCCATGTATACACAATGTATTCTTAAGCACGCTGACCCATGTTATGCGGTCATTAGCTACCGTAAATCTACATTATGGGAAGTTATAAACACCAACCATCTCTAGCATTGGTGCGGTCTGGCAGGTTAGTGATCACTACTTACTTGTCGCAAGCAAGTCACACAGTCATGCGGGCTTCAGGCATAGTGAGTGCTTGCATTTCGGGCAGTGATTGAGGCCGGGGGGAGGGGGGTGTGGGCCGCCGCATCACGTATGGTCCCACTCCCGCTTACTAAAAAATAAACCTCCGCTTACTAAAAAATAAAACCAACCCAAATCCCTGAAACCCACGTGGCTGTATGTCTGAGACCCGATTAGGGTCTTTTGACAGGGCGGTCTATGACCAGTTGCACGACAAGTAATATATGTATAAGATGGGCTACTTACTTGTTTGGAACAAGCGCTTTGGACGACAAGTTAGCTGAGCAGTGTGGGGAGCGTAAGTCTGTTATTGCCCGTAAGAGGGGTAGAGAAGAGGCTCGCTCTGAAAAGCGTGAATTAGCAAAGCTGTCACGGGCTGAACAGCAGCATCGCTTGAGTTTGCTTAGGGCTGAGTTTTTAACCCACTCCTCTCTTGATCGTTACGTTGAAAAAATATTCTCCATGGCTCTGGATGATGAGCATCAAGCGCAATCAGTGGCGATTAAGTTGATTGCTGAAAGAATCCTCCCCGTTGCCTCGTTTGCCAATGAATCGAAGAAGTCATCTGCTGTGAATATCAATATCTCAGGACTTAAAGTGGATGTTGAGGAAAAAGGCGTCAACGATCCTGTGTCAATCCAATGAACAATGGCTGATCTAGACCTCAAATTGCTCCCCTGGCAGGAGGAGGTGATGAGTGATTCCTCCCGCTTTAAGGTCGTTGCGGCTGGTCGCCGTACCGGAAAGTCTTATCTGGCGGCAATCTCTCTAATCTTATCGGCACTAGACGGCAAGCAAGGAAAGACGTTTTACGTCGCCCCCACTCAAGGTCAGGCCCGTGACGTACTCTGGCACACCATCTTTGATATTGCTGGCGAGATTATCGAACGCAGCCACGTTAATAACCTAGAAATTACTTTAAGTGGCGGGAACGTCATTTACCTAAAAGGCGCTGATAGACCTGACTCCTTGCGCGGGGTAAGCCTGAAGCACCTTGTGCTGGACGAATACGCTTTCATGAAGCCTGATGTCTTTGAATCCATCCTAAGACCCGCACTTGCGGATAGAAAAGGCTCTCTTATCGCCATTGGAACCCCTGAAGGTAGAAATCACTTCTACGACATGTTCCAAGGGGCATCGACTTGGAATGACTGGGAGCAATTTCACTACACATCCTTTGACAATCCCTTAGTAGACAAGGCAGAAATTGAGCACGCTCGCGCCACTCTTCCGTCATGGGCCTTCCATCAGGAGTTTATGGCTTCATTTGATGCCCGAACCGGCGGGATTTTTGATGTTGATAACTTCATTTACCACGATGAAAGTGTAAAAGAGCCAGGCGAGCACTATATCTCTATTGACTTGGCTGGCTTTAAGCATCAGGGGCAAAGAAAAGCAAAGAAGCGGGACAATTCCGCCATCGCCGTCACAAAAGTTACCGCAAATGGCAAATGGTACGTCGAAGATGTGATTTACGGACAATGGTCCTTGGACGAGACCTGCGAGAAAATCTTTGCTGCTGTTGATAGATACCGTCCCATGAAGGTTGGGGTAGAAAAAGGAATCGCCCAGCAGGCCGTGATGAGCCCTCTAGGCGATTTAATGCGCCGAAGGGGAAGGGTATTCCATATTGAGCCTCTGTCTCACAACAACCAGCGGAAAGAGGATCGGGTGGCATGGGCTTTGGAGGGTCGGTTTGCAAATCAGATGATCTCTTTAAAAAAAGCCCCATGGAACGAGCGCTTCATTGATGAGGCCGCTAATTTTCCCTCATCACTTGTCCATGATGACCTTTTAGATGCTCTTGCATACGCCGACCAGTTGGCTCAGGTGGCTTATTTAGACGGCATTGAAATGGCTGACGAGTGGGAGCCTTTAGAAGATGCCGTTGGTTACTAGAGGATTTTAAATATGGAAGGCAGGTATGAGAATCTAGAGCATATAGGCGTAGAGCATGGGCTTGCTGAATGGCTTGAATCGCTGACATTGGAATGGCGAAATCATTACGAAAGCAATTATGACTCTAAGCACCAAGAATACTACCGACTATGGCGTGGTCAGTGGGCTGAGCAGGACAAAACCCGCCAATCTGAACGCTCTAGGATCATAGCACCCGCCTTACAGCAAGCTGTTGAGTCAGCCGTAGCTGAAATAGAAACTGCCTCCTTTAGTCAGGCGTTTATGTTTGACATAGAAGGAGAAAAGACACCACCCCAACCCCCGCAGGGCCAACAGCCTCAGATGCAGACCCAGATGCCCATGCCGGGGGGTGGCGGTGGCCCACAAACCCAACCAACGCCAGCCGAATCTTTAGCTGTTAGAGATCAATTGCACAAAGATGTTGATCGGGCTAATTACAGGGCGGCTATTGGTGAGATTCTAATTAACTCTGCTGTATTTGGTACGGGTATTGGCGAGCTAATCATTGAAGACTCCAAGGAATTTGTTCCCTCAACCCAGCCACTAGAGGGTATGCCGCAAGAGGC